CCTCCGTAGTCATTCCATACACGAGAAACTTTACCTGCTGCAACTGCTTTTACACTTGTGCCAGGTGTCATACCAAAGTCAACACCGTAGTGTTTACCTCCATTAAATCCTAATCCGCCTGTATAAGAACCGAATTTTTGCCAAATTGGATGTTTTAATAACCAACCAGCATCACCTTCGCCACCTTGTGCTTCTTCTAACCAACCGGAGATTAAGTTTTTAGCAGCATCTTTAAGTTTTCCAAACATGCCTTTCATCATTTCAAATGGTAATGGAGAACTTTTACCAATGCCGAACGCATCCATGTTCACGCCGAACGCATCAAGGATATTATTTAACAATTTACCAGGTTTTTCCACCCAGTCCATAACATCTCCAACTTTATCTTTTAACCAGTCTTTACCTTTACCGACTGCTTTAGCAGATGCTTCTAATGCTTTTTGTGTATTTTCTTTAACACCGTGTGCAGTATCAGCTACCCCTTCACCAAATTCACCTGCTACATTTTTAGTTTTATCCCAAAGGTTATCTTTCTTTTTCTTCTTAGTACCATTAGCAAATCTAGGTAACGTACCTTTAGAGAATGCCGGATTACTGTTACTTAACATCGCATGTGTTTGCGCACCGTTATACACAGTAGATCCTTGTGGTAAAAACGTAGTAGTATCTTTATTAGGTGTAAGTGCCATTTTACCGTTAGGATATTTAATAGCTTCATGTCTGAAACCACCAGGACCATTACCACGTCCTTTATCTCCCACAGTGGCAAATGTATCACGTGCAATCTTACCGTTCTTAACTACATTTGTAGTTGTGTTTGTATGTTCAGTACCAGTATGCAACTTGATTTTAGGAAGTTTATCCATACCTAATTTATTGCCGACCCAGTTTACACCATCAATTAATTTATTCAGACCTTTTTTAACCGAATCAACCATTCCGTTAATAAAGCCTTTAATTTTATCAATGATATTACTAAGACCATCTTTCATTTTGTTGAAAGTTTTCTTAACTGAATCCCACAAACTAGAAGCTATGCTAGTTACTTTACCTTTGATAGTTTCCCATTTGTCTATAACGCCGTTTTTAACTTTGTTAAAGATACTAGAAACACCATTTTTAAGGTTATTGAAAGTATTTCTAACACTGTTCCATAAACTTTTAGCTAAAGAAACAACTTTATTTTTAATAGTGTTCCAAACGTTGATTGCAAAGTTTTTCACTTTATTAAAAATTGAAGTTACACTATTTTTTAATGAGTTAAAGTTATTTCTAACGCCATTCCATAGCGATTTAGCAAAACTTACGACTTTATTTCTGATCGTTGTCCAAACATTTATAGCGAAACTTCTTACTTTATTAAATATTGCTACGACACTGTTTTTAAGTGCATTAAACGCGTTTTTCACACCGTTCCATAGCGATTTAGCTCTTGAAATAACAGTGTTTTTGATGACCGTCCATACTCTTACAGCAAAGTTTTTCACAGCGTTAAATATTGTAATAACTGAACTTTTAAGCGCATTAAATGCAATTTTCACGCCTGTCCACAATAATTTCGCTCTCGAAATGACTAAGTTTTTAATTGCGGTCCATACTTTAATAGTGAAATTCTTAATACCATTAAAAATGGCTATAACACTGTTTTTTAACCAGTTAAACACAGCTTTAACACCATTCCATAATCCTTTAGCTAAGTTTACGACTGTAGTCTTAATGGAAGTCCATATTCTAATAGCTATTGCTTTAACAGCATTAAAGACAGTAGAAACAACTACTTTTACCGTGTTAATGTACCATTTGATACCAGCAATTAATCCTTTAACTATATTTACTACGCCATTTTTCAAAGCGTTCCAAATCCAGATAGCAGCTGCTTTGATGCTGTTCCAAATTGCAGATAATACAATTTTTAATGCTCGTATTGGATTTTGTACAGCAAACTTAATACCGTTCCATGTTGCAACCGCAGCTATTTTCAAAGCATTCCATATCCATATTGATGCTGATTTGATTCCGTTCCATATACCTACAATATATGGTTTTATAAACCCGAACACTGCTATAGCTGCACTTTTGATTCCATTCCATGCAGTTATCACCGCATTTCTAAATGTAGCATTTGTTTTCCACAGATGGATAATACCAGCAACTAATAAGCCAATTGCTGTAATAACCCAACCGATAGGACCAGTCATAAATCTAATAGCTAACCCTAACCCACGTGTAGCTATAGCTGCTACTTTTGTAGCGATTGAATATTTACCTGTCATTATAGTTGCTAAAGAAGTGTTTCTAGCATTTAAAATTTGAGCTAAAGCTAGAGCACGTGTCACACCTGTCCAAATAGCCATTGACGTTTTTGTTATATTAACTATAGCGTTATAAGCGCCTGTAACCATTGATGCTCCACCAACTACAGTTCTATATACACCCCACATAGGAAGAATTGCTGCTAATGCGCCACCAACAGCTGTTAAAACACCTGTCATTAGACCCATTGTGTTGTTTGCAGTTGCACCTTTAGCTATAAAACCAGTTATAGCAGTTGTTATAGTTAACATTAACGATCCAACCGGAGCCATTCCTCTAATTAAACCAACAAAAATATTGCCAATGTTTTTGAGTAATTGCCAAACTTTAGGACCATTCGTATTTAAGTAAGCAATAAAGTTTTTAAAACCTTCTGTACCAGATAAATTAGCCGCCCATTGTTTGAAAGTCTGTGTTACTCCTTGCATTCCTACTAGTACATCGTGTGAGTGGCCACTGAATGCTTGGAATAAACTAACAATGCCACTGAATACATTTCCGAATATCTGCCCTACAATAGGGAGATTCGTTTTCGTATATTGGATAAATGAAGCTATACCTTTATCAGTACTCGCGCTATTTGCCCACGCATTAAATTTATTAGCTAAACTTTCTATGCCATTACCAGTCCACGTGAATAATGGACCAAACTGCGTGAACATGTGAGTGATCCCGTCGCCCATTTTCATCGCTGCATTTAATAAATTTTGAAATACTGGAGGGCCTACATTATTGATGAGTTTAAAAGCATTATTAGCATTTTGAGATGATGTAACCCAATCTCTCATTTGGCTTGAAGCAGCTGCAATTTGATTTGTTGTTTTTGTGATAAAAGGAGTTAGTCTTGTTAAAGCTGTTCTGGCAATATTAATACCATTTGCCATTGTGTTGAATAACGCTGCTTGATTGGCTTGAACTAATCCTTTCCACTGGTTTTGTAGGCCACTTAAAGCACTTTGATAATTTCGTACTTGACTTGTAACTTTTAGTTGACCATCTTCTAACATTTTTAATGCCGTTGTAGCTTGACCACTAAATGCCATAATGCCACCTAACGCAACACCATAAGCACCACCAAGTCCAATTGCACCACCAGCAGCCGCAGTTGCAGCACCACCGATACCAGCAATAGCACTTACAGCACTACCTGCCACAGGTATTACAGTAGAAATGTTAGAAACTAAAGCGCCCATGCCAATACCTTTAACTACATAGCCAACGTTTCTAAAACTATTACCAATTTTATTGATTTTAGCGTTTACTTCTTCCCAACGTTGACCCATTGCAGCAATTGCAGGACCCATGCCAAAAAACTTCGTTTGCTCTCTATGAAAATCACGCATTTCATCAGTTGCTTCATCTATACGATTTTGTAAAACGTTGTAAGCCAAAGCATTTTCGTATACTTCTTTTTCAGCTTTATCAAGTTTACTAGGAAGTTGTGCAACTTCTCTATTTAATGAAGCATAGGATTTTTCAGCACTAGTTGCTTCTTGCTTCGCAGACTGCATTGCAGTTTTAGCACTAACCATTGCTTGTTGATTCGCATCAGAAAACTTTTGCAACTCGTTTTTAGCATTTGCAGTCGCTATTTTAGATTCGTTTAAATCTGTTTTCGCACTATCAACTGCATTAGATAAACTATCGTATTGTACTTTTGCTCTAGCTAACTGATTACCAAGCGAAGTTAATTCTTGCTTAGACGCTTTACCTGATTGACTTAACTGGTTGAATTCTTCTTGTAATCCATCCACAGAAGATTTAGCATTTTTCATCTTAGAACTAAGCGCAGTCACTGTATTTTGCATTTGTTTCTGTGCGTTTTGTGCGTTCTTAACGTTAGTTTGATGCTCTTTAAGCTCATTATTTAGCTTATCGTAACTATCAGATAATGATTCATAACGACTTTTAGCATTTTGCGCTTGTATTGCCGCTTCTTTCATTTTCTTATTAGTATTCTCTTGGGCATTTCTTAATTGATCTAATTTCTTCTGCGCTTGTTCGCTCGCACGACCTTGTTGCGTCAATTTTTTGTTCAAGCCTTCTAATTCAGTCTCGAATTTGTCAACTGACTTTTCTGCTTTATCGAAAGTAGAAAGGTTGGCTTTCATTTGAGCATCTGCTGTTTTTAACTTACGTTGTAAATTCGACATCCCTCTGTCTATATCGGAAGTGTCGAGTCCTAAGTCAATCGTAAAGCCCTTGATTTCATCTGCCATTTACTCACTCTCCTTTCTTTTGGATATAAAAAAAGAGCCTAACTGGATTGACGTGGGTCTTTCCCAGTTATTGCTCCAATTAGGCTGTCATTTTTACCAACTCGTTTAGTTTTAGATTTTTTCTTGTCATTCATGATTCTCAACATTTGATAAATATCGGCGTTATCTATATCAGGCATTTTCCAACCATTCTCCATAAGTTCCTTATAGAGTGTGTCCAGATATTCCGATTGTTTTTCAAATGTAAAATCTTCACTTTTTAAACGAGAGTCGTCTATTTCTTCGTCTTTCCCTCGTCATCTCCCATGACACTTGCTAATTGTTCCATAGCTACGTTCATGACCTCGTGAACATCCAATCCATCTTCAAATTCTTGTGCCGTAAATTGACCATCGTATAAGTCATTTGCTACGAAGTTATATAATTCATCTAAAAATTCATCTTCAAAATTATCATCTAAACCTTCCGGATTTTGTAACTTAGAAGCTTTTTTACCAATACGCATACCTTTACGCGCAACACTACCTTTAATGAAAGCAGGTTGATGGAATTTTTGTTTTTCACCTTGTTCGTTTTGTAATTCAATATATTTCTTTGCCATAATTTATGTTCTCCTTTTTCATCGGGTTTTATATTTGACCGAATAATTTAGATTTATTTACTATTTTTGTATACAAAAATGGACGACCTTTTACAGTCGTCTAATATCTTTATGCTTCAGGTACTGTTACTGTTTCTGTTGTATTTTCTGTTTTACCAAAGATTGATTGGAAAACAGCGTCTTTACCTTCAGTAGAAGCTTTAGGCTCATATGCCATCATTACAGCTAGTTCTTCATTGAATCCACCAACTGCACGTTCCATGAATTGACCTTCGATTTCATCTGAACCGAATTCTACGCCGTCCTCTTTTGTTTGCCCTTCTTTGTTCGGACGAGTGAATACACCTTTAGATAATCCAAACCATTCCATTGACCCATCTTCCATAGTTCTAGGAATAGCTACAGCAGTATAAGTGATACCGCTTGAACTACCAAAGCCATATACGTTTGCATTTGTATCGTGTTCAATTAAACCTAATAAGTCTTTTTGAACATCAATTGGTAATTTGTGGAATGTTAGTGAAAGTGTTGTTTCACCAGCAGATTTAGCAATTTCTGCTACTTTGTTAGAACCGTATGCACGTTCTAATTCTTCACCGAATTCTAATTCCATTTCTTGAACGTAATCAACGTCTTTAATATTCCCAATTTCTACTGAACCGTCTGGCTGTTCTGTTAAAACTGCATAATACATTTTTCCTAAGCCTGTCGCAGCATTATATCTACCCATTTATATTTCCTCCTTAAATTTAGGCATAAAAAATAGCCCTCCGATTGTTTACGAAAGGCTTGCCTATTCAGTTAATTCTTTATCGATATGTCTTAATTCGTCTATCGTATATGGATTACCTCTATATCTACGAGCATCCATATAGATTTTAATTTCGTGGTCATACTGATCAATACCATCACGTTGATGGAACCCAATCTCCCACAAAGTTTTTCTTATTTCTTCTTGTAGCAACTTCACAACATCGTAATTAGGACCACGTACATCGATTTGATATAAATATTCAGTCGATAAATTTTTATCACTCGCATAAGTTGATGGTTGCGGTGCTATCAATGGACTAATGAGTATATATGGTCCAGAAGTATCGGCTGTTTCATCGTAGTAATACGCTCGAATACGGCCTGTACAATGTTGAGCAATTGTTGCGTTTTTTAATAAATATTTTTGTAAAGTTTTCAACATATCAAACATTTACAGTTCCTCCTCTAGCGTATTTTTCACTACTTCTCTGTATGGTGTTTCAGTCATAAACATTGTTCTAGCAATTGCACCTTTACCTCTTGGATTAGGATTTCTAACCGAACCCCATTCATTAATGTGAATGATTGCGTAACGGTTTTGTGAGCCTTCCCAATGTACTTTCACCATACGTGTATTCCCATGGATGAAATATGGTTCAGTAACTGTAATCTCACCAATACTTGCACCTGTATCTTTAAATATCTCAAAATTATCTTTTAATACAGATGTAAAGTACCTAGCACCAGCATTTAAAGCCTTATCTTGTGCTTTTAACATTTTAGCTTCGCCATATTTCTCACCGATTTTACGCAACATTTGATGCGTGCCTTCTATTTCAACGCTCATTTCGAATGTTCTCCAATGATTTTTATATTCATATGAAAATCTGTATCATCATCAATTTGTACAATATTGAAATGTTTACCTTTGTATCTTGGGAGGTCTATTTCAAAGTACATATCGTCAATGATTTCCTTTCCCATTGGGTACCACGTCACCATCGTTATACTTGCTTTGTTATCTGTCATGTCCAAATCTTTTTGAGAGGGAGGGTAAACGTTAGCAAAACATTTATAATACACTTCACTCACAGATTCACCCGGTAAAAAATCATCATTAGGTTTTGCAATATAAAAAGTAACAGGAGTTCGCAT